TAGTCCAAGCCCTAGTCCAAGCCCTAGTCCAAGCCCTAGTCCAAGCCCTAGTCCAAGCCCTAGTCCAAGCCCTAGTCCAAGCCCGAGCTCTGGGTATTATACAGGAGGAGGTAGTCTGGCCACTATCTCTTACACAGGAGGAGGGGGCGGAGCACCCACTGGCTCAGGTCAATTAGTAGGATACGTGAATGGACAGGCTTATTATGGGCTTTATCATACTCACGAAAATCAAAAAATGGTGGGTGTTGCGCACACCGATAATTTTCATCTATTTATTTACAATACGTTAATTGAAAGTTTAAACAATTTTGGTGCCGGTAGTCCCACGCCTGGTATAGATACTAATCAGGGAACAAATATTTTTTGGGCAGGCAATGTTGCCAATGTGGCAGTAGTATCTATTTTTAATAATCCTGCGAGCGAAGAAGGTAATAGTAAACCATTAACTGATAGATTTAATAATTTAAGTAATATTTACCTCGATTCCCGTTTTAAGTATATTAGTTTAGAATCCCAATTTTCATTTACTCACAATTATGCAAATGTTAGTGCAGATAATTCAGGTAATACACTAACAACCGTTGCTTATCATAATTTAGGATATCCCCCTGCGGCAATAATGTTAGACGTAGACACAAGAGAAATTTTAACTAACGGTAATTATGTGCAAGCATTAAATTATAATTCATACAGAACAGTATCATTATTAATAGATTCAACTAAATTTTATATTAAAGAAAATTATAGTACATCTATTAATTTGCCAGCAATGACCAGACGTTATATTATATTTGCGTTTTCAAATACCTCGGCTTCTAATTAAAATGGCATATCTTATAAATTTATCTCCGGAGTTAGTAACTTTAAGTAATGTATTTACTACATCAAAATCCTATCTGATTAAAGATAACACGCAACTAGAAACAGGTAATTTTTCATTTACCAAAACATTAGTTGCTTCAGATTTAAAAGTATACCAGGAAACAGAAGATGGTTTATTATATGGTTCATATAATGATAGTGCCACAAGACAATCTTTAGATCCCGCGGAACCAATTAATGGTCCTTTTATAGAAAATTATTCTAGACTGGGAGACTTAAATTTAGATAATTTTGTAAATTTATTATTAATAGATAAACCACCTATTAGAACAGGATTTTATAATTTTGAAATTCTAGGATTACCTTTTACGGGCATAATTAGACAAATAACAAAATATACTCATTATGATTGGGTAAAAAATGCGGGTACATATTCATATACAAATATAGGTGACCTGGGTTATGCTATAGAAATTAGTAAAAATTTATTATATACTGCAGAATCTTTTCAATCCCTGTTAACAAACTTGGATGGTTCTAGTGCAACAATATATGTTTATACACCTACACCATTAAATTTGGCTTTACGTAATTTAATAGGTGGGGAAAAAATAACTTCAAGTACATCCACAGTAAGTATAAATTCTTATATACAAAGTATTCCTGGGGCAAATACAAAAGTAACAGGAACACTACCAATTACAATTTTTTATATTTCGCCCGAAGAAGCATTACGATATATAGCAAGTTATACAGATTTGATTGTTGCATACGGAACAGATTATGCAAAAGGTCAAGATCACTATGCAAGAAATGGTGCACTGGAAGGTAGATCAATTACATTTGATCCTACTGCATATTTAAACAAGTATGCAGATTTGAAACAATTATATGGATATGATACCTATAATGCAACTATACATTATATAACGATTGGATATTATGAGGGCAGAACAATAGATAACGCAAGTAGTGTTAATCCGTTGTCTGGGGGACTTTATGATATTGCGTCTCAATCCATATTATCTTCAGGCACTTTTATATGGCAAAACGGCCCAACTATTAAAACGTCTGGTAGAAATTTAAGCTATAACTATAATAGTACATCCTATGATTCGGGCAACAAAGTAGATTTTACTGGCAATGTGCAATACTTAAGAATAATTTAATATGGGAATATCTTTAAATAAGAATAATGCTTTTACAATAACAGATGATTTAGGTAATACTAAATTTTCGTTAAATAGTAAAATGCCGCACATTATACACGAAATTACTGGTAATGTTATTATACCTACTTTATCATTAACAGTCGGACAACAAACTTTGTCAAGAATAGATACTTTAGTAACATTAGCAAATACTTATATATCATCGGATAATGCAAATAATTTTATATTTCCATTAATAAAAATATCTGGAGGTATTGCTGATACTGGAAGTAAAGTATTACCCTCATTAGGATCAACAGTATTAAGACGTATAACAGAACAATCTACAGGCACTTTATTGGGTACTTCAATTTTGGATTGTGTAGAAGATCAAGGAAGTTTGAATTTTATATGTACCAATAATTTTGATAAGGGAACTTCTGGATTTGCAATAGGTGACGATGCAATCTCAATATCCTATAGAGTTTATTACGGAAGATTTAACTAATAAATACTACAATGGCAACGAATAAAAATATAACCATAGATCAAAGAGCATCTTTTACCGACTATGCTCAACATTTAGACATCTCAAAAACACCTATATCTTTGGTTGGCTATGATGTGAAAGCTCAACTAAGAAAATCCTACTATTCAGCAAATGCTGTTTCTTTCACCACAGTATTAGCTGACGCAGCAAATGGTAACATTTCTATATCTTTAACTGTATCTCAAACCGCAAATCTAGACGGAAGATATGTATATGATATAACAGCTAATACTGCAAATACCACAATAAGAATACAAGAAGGTATTGCAACAGTTAACCTAGGAGTAACTCGATAATGGCAACCGTAACAACCAGAGAAGGTTTAAAAGATTATTGCCTACGCAGATTAGGCGCACCTGTTATTGAAATAAACGTTGAGGAAAATCAAATTGAAGATCGTATAGATGATGCGTTTCAATTTTATAGAGAATATCATTATGATGCTGTGGAAATGGTATACCTCAAACACCAATTTACAACCGACGATATAACTAATCAATATATTTCAGTACCCGATGCAGTAGTTGGAGTAAGCCGTGTTTTACCGTTTAGTAATAGATCAGATGGTACTAATATGTTTAGTATCAGATACCAAATTTTATTGAACGACCTATATAGTTTGATGTCTACCAATATTATTTACTTTTATCAGGTTAAACAAGAACTAGAATTAATTAACCAAATTTTAGTGGGAGTTAAACCTATAAGATTTAATAGACATATGAATCGTCTATATATTGATATGGATTGGGGAGCAGATGCTGTTGCCGGAGATTTCATTATTGTAGAATGTTACAGAATATTAGATCCAGAAACATATAGAGATGTATATAACGATATGTTCCTTAAGAGATATTGTACTGCTTTAATTAAACGGCAATGGGGAGAAAACCTAAAGAAGTTTAACGGAGTACAACTTCCTGGAGGAGTAACAATTAATGCGGATCAGATTTATCAAGATGCATTAACTGAGATAACACAGATAGAAACTGAAATGCAATCTAGATTCGAATTACCTGTAGATTTCTTTACAGGATAAACTTTAAGTATTTTATTAACCGGGGTACATAGTAAATGATAACACCGAGTCAATAGAAAGTCAATAGAATTATGGCAACCGTTAACCCTTATTTTCAATCCGGTGGGACAATAGGTAGGTCTTCTGAACAGAATCTGTACGAGGACTTAATGATCGAATCCATGAAGATTTATGGCTTTGAGGTCTATTACTTGCCACGTAAGTCTAACAGTTTGGATTCTATTTTATCGGAAGATCCTTTAAACACTTTTGATTATGCTTTTCCGATTGAGATGTATTTGGAAAACACTATGGGGTTTCAAGGAGACGGTGAATTGATGTCTAAGTTTGGTTTGGAAATTCGAGACACCGGCAATTTTATAGTATCAAGAAGAAGATGGACAGATGTAATTGGTTCTCAGAATGTAACTATACTTCCTCGCCCTGCGGAAGGCGATATAATATTCTTTCCAAAATCTAAATCGTTTTTTGAAATACGTAAGGTTGAAGGTCAAGAACCATTCTATCAGATCGGTAAATTATACGTATTCAAAATGATGTGCGAATTATATCAGTTCTCTAATGAAAGATTCAATACGGGTGTTTATGAGATTGATAGTTTAACTGCAGATGCCACATTAGATATAGACGCTCATCAGTTATTGTTAGAAACAGGCGATGCTTTGTTATTTGAAACAAATGCACTAACACCTATAGTATTAGAAGATTATAATTTAGCAACCGGTGGCCATGTCCAAATTGGTGCTCAGAATGAATCATTTACTGACGAAGGAAGAGATGTTCTAGATTTTTCTGAAAGAAATCCTTTTGGTGAGGTATTCCAATAATGTTAGATCAAAGATTTTACTGGGGTACCATACGTAAAGCAATTGTTGCGTTTGGTAATATGTTCAATAATATTACTATTGAACGCAAAGATGCTGCAGGCAATGTAGTGCAACTACAACGAGTGCCATTGGCATATTCTCCTCAACAAAAATTCTTGGCTAAAATTAAGCAACAGCCCAATGTAGATAATACTAATTTTCAAGTCATTCTTCCCAGAATGGGATTTGAAATGGTTTCGCTTGATTATGATCCTAACAGAAAAATTAGCCCAATGCAACAAAGTAGAACTATTAACAGTTCAACAACTGCGTCTGCTCAGTATGCACCCACGCCATATAATATAAATGTATTACTTTATATCTATGCTAAGAATCAAGATGATGGTCTACAAATTATAGAACAAATTTTACCTTATTTTAATCCTGATTATAACTTAACAATCCATGCGATTCCAGAATTGTCTATTAATAATGACCTTCCTATAATATTAACTTCCATTGGGTTTGTTGATGATTATGAAGGCGATATGACAACACGCCGAGCAATTATGTGGACATTGAGCTTTGTGATGAAACTTAATTTCTATGGGCCTGTTAGTAAACAGGGAATAATTAATAGAGTTACAACTAATACATTTAGAGATGCGGCATTAACATCTCAACAATCTAGAATAATAGTACAAGGCACCGGAGATTTAGCAAATACTATTCCGGACGGCAATGTTACTTATCTTAGTACCTTTGAAGATTTTTAAATGAAAAATATTGAACAACTAAATAATCTATTTAATTTAGATCCTATGACAGAAAAACCTATGGAACTAACTGCCATTCCCGAGGCAATGAATTCTAATAAGGAAATAGATCAGGAAGACGATTATCAATTAGCAAGACAAACTATGAGAAAACTTCTAATGAAGGGCGAAACCACATTAGATGATCTTATTGAGTTATCCAAAAGTTCTGAGCATCCTAGAACATATGAAGTTGCAGGGCAATTCATGAAGACTATGTCTGATGTATCGAAGGATCTTTTAAATCTACAAAAACAAGTTAAAGAATTGAAAGCAGACGATCCCCAACAAAAAATTGGTACTCAAAATAATGTAGTGTTTGCTGGTTCAACTGCAGAACTATTTAAAGCATTGAAACAACATAAAGATAATGGTAATATAATTGAGCAATAAACCCACATCCTATAATGGTAATCCTAATTTAAAACAAATTGGTACTACCATATCGTATACCAAAGAACAGGTAGCGGAGATCATTAAGTGTAGTCAGGATCCCGTATATTTTATAGAAAACTTTTGTCAGATTGTTTCATTAGATAGGGGATTAATACCATTTAAGTTATACGATTGCCAAAAAGAAAAAGTACATACTATTCTAAATAATCGTAAAGTGATTCTGATGGAAGGACGCCAACAAGGTAAAACTATTACAGCTGCAGCATGTATTCTGTGGTATACTTTATTTCAGGAAAATAAAACAGTTGCTATTCTGGCTAATAAGTCATCCGCAGCTCGCGAGGTTTTATCTCGATATGAATTGATGTATGAGATGCTTCCAATATGGATGCAACAGGGGGTAAAGACATTTAACAAGGGCGACATCGAACTTGAAAACGGATCCAAAGTATTTACAGCAGCAACAAGTACTTCTGGTATTCGAGGTAAATCTGTAAATTGGTTATATATTGACGAGGCGGCAATTATCCCAAATAATGTGGCAGAAGAATTCTTTACATCTGTTTATCCGACAATTTCTGCGGGTACTACCACAAAGATTCTTCTAACATCTACTCCGTTGGGTTATAATCATTTTTGGAAATTTTGGAATGAGGCGGAACAGGGATTAAATGGATTCGTTCCAATGTTTATCCCTTACAATAAAATCCCAGGTAGAGATGATAAGTGGGCTGAAGAACAAAAAGCCATGCTTGGCGAACTTAAGTTTAATCAAGAGGTTTTATGTAATTTCCTAGGTTCGTCTAACACACTAATCAACCCAGATACTATTGGAAAAATGTCCGTTAAACCTTATGTATATACTAAGGATGGATTGGATATATTTGTAGAACCAGAAGAAGAACACATATACATGCTGATAGCTGATACTTCTAGAGGGGTAGGTGGAGATTACTCAGCGTTTACTGTTCTAGATATAACGGCTTATCCATATTCGGTTGTTGCGAAGTACAGAAACAACAAAATTAGCCCCCTTCTTTTTCCCAATATAATATATAAAGTAGCGAAAGATTATAATAAAGCCTATTGCTTGATAGAGATCAACGATAACGGGCAGCAAGTTGCAGATTCGCTATATATGGATTTAGAATACGAAAACGTATTCTTCGTAGGAAGTAACAGTAAGAGCGGGCAGTATCTCTCTGGAGGATTTTCCGCGGGCGCTACTCTGGGTGTTAGAACTACCAAACAGGTAAAACGCCTCGGTTGCACTTCTTTTAAGAGTTTGGTGGAAAATACCAAACTGCTAATTCACGACCCCGACATAATTAATGAAATATCGACATTCATAGAGGTGAGGGGAACTCATAAGGCAGATGAGGGATACCAGGACGATTTGGTAATGTGTCTGGTACTATTTGCATGGGCAACTAACGAACTATTCTTCAAAGACTTAACTGACACTAATCTCAGAAAAGCCTTATATGAAGAACAGTTCAAACAAATCGAAGAAAATCTGACTCCGTTTGGTATTATAGAAAACGGTATTCCTGAAGAAGAAAAACCCCAAATTATGACAGACGCAATTTGGTTCAATGCTGCATCAAAATCTCCACAAGAAATTGAAGAAGCTCAAAGAAGATTCCTTGAAAATGTCTAAAAGGCAGTAATTATAAATAAATAGAAATCAAAATATAGACAAATATCTATAAAATTATCAAGGAGAAGACGATGGCATTTCAGCTTTCACCTGGCGTTGTAGTAACGGAACAGGACAGAACAACAGTTGTCCCAACGGTAGCAACCACATCTGGAGGGTTTGCAGGAGCGTTCCAATGGGGACCTGTAGAAGAAGTAACAACTGTAGATTCGGAAACAAATTTAGTTAATGCATTTGGTAAACCAAATGACACTACCGCTGGTTATTTCTTTACCGCCGCGAATTTCTTGTCGTATGGTAACAATTTACAAGTAGTACGTGTTGTGGATAAGGGCGTCGCAAGAAATGCCGTTTCTTCTCCTGCAGGCCGAGTATCCAATATATCTGCTCTTAGCACAGATCCGATATACACAGTCGCAGCAACATTGACCGCAACAATCGGTGCTCCGAATGACGCAGATGGCGTACAAGCAGTGGGTCAAGTTAATTTGGACAGAACACGAGGTATTGTCTCTGCCATTACAGTAACACAACAAGGTTTTGGTTATAACACCGCTCCTACTATTGCCTTTACTGGCGGAAGTGGCACAGGAGCAACCGCTACTGCTTTATTAACTAGCGGACAATTATCAAACATATATGTTTTAGATGGTGGAAATAACTATACTGCCTTATCTAATGTTGTTATTGAAAATCAAACATCAACAGGCGCCGCAGCCAATTTAGTTGTACATTTTAAATTAAGAGATATTATTATCTCTAGCGGCGGTACAGGATTCGATTCAAATGCAAATATTGTATTCTCAGGCAATATTGCTGCAGGTGGCATTCAGGGTACTGCAAATCTAGTACTAACTGGCAATGTTATTACAGGTGTTACAATCGTAACACAGGGAAATGGTTATATAGGCGCACCTAACGTAACAATTAATAGAAATAGTGCAAACACTGGTTCTGACGCAACACTAGTTGCAAACGTAGGTTATGGATATATTAATAGTATAACAATTTCGAATGTAGCTGCGGGTGGATATACTTCTGCACCTAACGTAACAATTAATAGAAATAATGAATTAGGTGGATCTAATGCAGCAGTTCAATCTCGTATTAGTGCTTATGTTACTACAATTACTATAGTAAATAACGGTAATAATTTTGTATCTACTCCAACGATTGTTGTTAACCCAGCAACAGTAGACCTTCCGTTTATTACATCTAATTTACAAGCAAATGCAACAGTTATATATCCTATTGCAAATGTAACAGTAACAACCGCAGGTTCCGGTTATACTGTAGCACCAAACGTTACTATTTCGAATGGTACTACAACTGCAAATGCAGAGGCAACAATATCTACAGATCCTCCTGTTATAACAAACTCAGATAATTTTACTTTAAATTATTCTTCTGGTAATTTAACATTTGGTGAATTTGCTGCAAGATATCCTGGTGCTTTAGGAAACTCTATTAAAGTTTCTATGGCGGATTCTGCAACATATACCGCATGGCAATATAAAGCTCAATTCAACGGTGCACCTAGCACATCTGCTTATGTTAGCGATAAGAGTGGATCTAACGATGAATTACATATTTTAGTTATAGATGCTGATGGATCTTGGTCTGGTACTGCAGGTTCAGTATTAGAAAAATATGCATATGTATCTAAGGCATCCGATGCTAAAAATAGCGACGGTTCAACCAACTATTATAAAAACGTAATCAACAATCAATCCGAATATATTTGGTCTCTGGATCATCCAACAACAGTTGCAAGTTGGGGCGCTGAAGCAAAATCAACATCATTTGGAAGCCTGGCAGCTAACGTAACAACAACATTGAGCGGTGGTGTGTCTGGTGATAGCATCACTACAGGAAATGTCTCAACAGGATATGCATTATTCTCAAATGACGAATTGTATGATGTTGGTCTAATTCCAATGGGACCAACAACTGCGGTATCCGCTGTTAATGCTGCGATTGCTATTGCAGAAACAAGAAGAGACGCTGTAGTATTTGCATCTCCTCCATATGCAGATGTAGTTAATACGACAGGTCAAGCTGACAATATTGTTACTTACAGAAATCAATTAACATCTTCATCTTATGCGGTGTTAGATTCAGGTTGGAAGTATCAATATGATCGTTACAACGATAAGTACAGATATGTTCCTTTAAACGGTGACATTGCTGGCCTTGCAGTAAGAACAGATCTAGTATCAGATCCTTGGTTCTCCCCTGCAGGATATAACAGAGGCGTGGTTAAGAATTTAGTTAAACTAGCTTATTCTCCATCCAAAACAGATAGAGATACTCTATATAAGAGTGGTGTCAATCCTGTAGTAACATTCCCAGGTCAAGGTACATTATTGTTTGGAGATAAGACTCTTCTCGCAAGACCAAGTGCATTTGACAGAATTAATGTTCGCAGATTGTTTATTGTTCTTGAGAAGTCTATCGCAACTGCAGCAAAATTCCAGTTATTTGAATTTAACGATCCATTCACAAGAAATCAATTTAGGAATATTGTAGAACCATTCTTAAGAGATGTGCAAGGTCGCAGAGGTATTACAGATTTTAAAGTAGTTTGTGATGAAACTAATAATACAGCCGCAGTCATAGACAGAAATGAATTTACTGCAGATATTTTTATTAAACCATCAAGAGCTATTAATTTTATTCAGTTAAATTTTATAGCAACAAGAAGCGGCATTTCTTTCGAAGAAGTTGGCGCTTAATAGGAGATCCAAATGGACGTATCAGCATTTAGAAGTAAATTATCTGGCGGCGGCGCAAGACCGAATCAGTTTGAGGTAGAAATTAGATACCCAACTGTTCTCGGTGGCATAGCCGGAGACATGGGAAGATTCCTAATAACTACTGCAGAACTACCTGGGCAAACATTAGGAGTTACTCCTGTTTATTACAGAGGTCGTTTAATTAAATTGGCAGGTGATAAGGAATTTGCTCCTTTTAGCTGTTCTATAATTAACGACACTAATTTTACTATTAGAAACGCATTAGAAAATTGGATGAATTATATTGAGGATAGAGTTACCAAAGCAGGCGAACAAAGTCCACAAAAATATCAATCTACAATAGACATTTACCAATTGGATCGTAATGGTATTCGCCTAAGACAGTATAAATTAAGAGATGCCTTCCCAGTTGAAATTGGCCCAGTACAATTAGACTTTGGTAGCAACGATCAAATCTCGACATTTGGTGCAACATTCCAGTATCAGACATTTGATATTATTTCTACACCCGCGCAAACCGCGTTAAATGCAGCTACTGGAAATCGCACTGGTGCCAGTATACCTTAATTTTTGAAAGAATTTAATTATGGCAGTTAAGCTATTTGGCTTTACCTTTGGTCGTGATGATGCAGATGATCAACCGATAACGAAGAACAAACAGGGATTCGCTACACCGATATTAGATGATGGCGCATCCACTGTACAAGCAGGCGGTTATTTTGGTACGTATGTTGACTTAGATGCAACTACGAAATCTGAGTATGAACTGATTACTCGTTATAGAGAAGCAGCATTATATCCAGATACAACCGCAGCTATTGATGAGATTTTAACTGAGGCAATTGCAGCAATTGATGACGAAGCGATTGTTAAGATTAATTTAGATATGCTTGATATCCCAGATGATATCAAAGATACTATTGAAAAAGAATTTGATACAATACTACAGTTATTAGATTTCAACGATAAAGGATATGATATCTTTAGACGTTGGTATGTAGATGGAAGATTATATTTTCAAAAGATTATTGATACTAAAAACCCAAGAAGAGGTGTTTTGGAACTTATTCAAATTGATCCTAGAAAAATTAAAAAATTACGTGAGATTAAAAAAGAGAAAGACAGAGATACAGGTGTTGATTTAATTAAATCTGTTGATGAATTTTTCGTTTATAATGATAAAGGATTAACTTATAATCCAACATATTCTAGTACTGCGAATCAAGGTATCAGGATAAACACCGATGCAATTTGTTTCGTGCCATCTGGTCTATTGGATTATGATAAGAACATAGTAATTGGGCATTTACACAGAGCGATTAAGCCTGTTAACCAATTAAAGATGATGGAAGATGCATTAGTTATTTACAGAATAGCTAGAGCACCTGAGAGAAGAATATTTTATATTGACGTAGGTAATTTACCTAAGTTAAAAGCTGAGCAATATCTAAAAGATATTATGGCTCGGTATAGAAATAAGATTGTGTACGATTCGAACACAGGTGAGATTAGAGACGATCGTAAGATGATGTCTACCCTTGAGGACTTTTGGTTACCTAGAAGAGAAGGTGGCAGAGGTACAGAGATTGATACATTAGCAGGCGGAGAGAATCTTGGCCAGATTGAAGATGTGAATTATTTTCAAACTAAATTATATCAGGCATTGAATGTTCCTTTGTCAAGAATGCAACCGCAGACAGGTATCTCGTTTGGTAGGGCGACTGAGATAACTAGAGATGAGTTGAAGTTTGCAAAGTTTGTTGGTAGATTGCGAAAGAAGTTTAATGAATTGTTTACCGATTTATTAAGAACGCAATTGTTACTAAAAGGTGTATTGACTGATAAAGACTGGTATACTATAAAGGATAAGATCCAATATAGATATACACAGGATCAGTATTTTGAAGAAATGAAAGATGCTGAGAATATGAGAAACAGAATTGATTTGTTAATGCAAATTCAACCCTTTGTTGGTGCATATTACAGTCAAGATTATGTTATGAAAAATATACTAAGAATGTCGGAAAAAGAAATTGCAGCTATGAAGAAACAGATAGATTCTGAACCTCCACCGCCGCAAATTGGTATGCCGGGTATGCCCCCAGGCCAACTTCCGCCAGGACAAGATCAGGATCAACAGCAACCGCCACAGCAATAAATAATGTAAAGGAAAAATTATGGAATCAACAGTCATTCACCACATGGTAGATAGTATTATTAATAATCAGCAAACTGATGCTATGGAAAAATTTAATGAAATCATGGCAACGAAGATTACTGATGCTTTGGATAATAAAAAAATAGAACTTGCATCTAATATAGGCAGAGAACAGGGACAAGAAGAACATGAAGAAATTTAAAGAACTTCGAGAAAAATATTTGGAAGAAAAAACCATGAGTCGTGCTGCCAAAGGCCACGAAAAATATGGTAAAGAAGGCATGCAAGCTTTATCTAAAGCTGGTAAAGAAGGCAAAGATCTAGATAAAGTTAGAGACAAGTACGACAAATATGATGAGGCTGTAATGGATACTGTTAAGACTGTTGCTAAGAAAGTTGGCAAGGCGCTGACGGGTGGTTCAGATGAAGACCAATTAAAGAACTTACAAAAGAAAATGGGCGTGCCTCAGACAGGCAAGAAACCTGTTACAAAATAAGAGAGAATTAAATGCCAGTAGTTAAAACGGTACTTAAAAAGGTTAGGCAACAAGCAGTTGTAAAAATGGTGGGCGATGGCTCATCTACAATTACTAGTGCAGATCTAAAACTTACGGATGAAACTGTAGATCAACCGAATGTGCAAATGAACATTTCAGGTATGATGTGGACTACTCCTGATGTGCTTCCTATTGTTGTTTCTCGCGGTGGTTCTAATACTTTGTATTTAAATGGTAATGATAATTGGTCGTTGACACAGATTTTTGGATTTTCAGATACATCAAATTCAAATGCTAATATAACTGTTACATTGCCAGCAAATTCTACAATTTATTTTCACCTATCTAGACCAGCAGGGTTCATTGAACCGGATCAGCAAATTTTACCAAGGTAAACGAATATGAGATTAATTAAAGAAGTAGCACAAGACTTAAATTATTTGGTTGAAGCCAAAGAAGGTGGCGGTAAGAATGTTTACATCGAAGGAATCTTTGCACAATCTGATACTGCAAATAAAAACAATCGTTCCTATGGTAAAAATATCATGGAAAGAGAAGTTGGTAAGTATCAAGATTTAATCGGACAAAAAAGATCTTTAGGTGAACTAGGTCATCCGGAGAATCCTTCTATCAACTTACATCAGGTTTCCCACCTAATCACTAGCCTTAAAATGGAAGGTAAAGATGTATATGGTAGGGCAAAAATTTTAGAAACACCAATGGGTGTTATTGCAAGAAATTTAATAGAAAATGAGGTTCGTTTAGGCGTATCGACTAGAGGGCTAGGATCGTTAAAAATGAACTCAAATGGGATTAACGAAGTGCAGGATGACTTTCATCTAGCAACCGTTGATATTGTGGCTGATCCTTCTGCACCAGAAGCTTTTGTTCAAGGCATTATGGAATCTGCAGAATGGATATTAGAAAATGGTATTTGGAAAGCAGTCCACATTGAGGCGGCGCAAAAGCAAATAAGGGCTACATCTAAGAAAAACTTGGATGAAGTTAAGTTAAAAATATTTGAACAATTTGTTAATCAATTGTCTAGGTAACTAGAATTATAAATATCAATTGAAGAACATCAATACATTTAGGAGACACTAATGTCAGTAGAAAGTAAAGTTAAGGAATTGCTAGAAAAAGTAACAGCAAAAACTTCAGTTATTGAGGAAGAAGCTGGTCCTATGGTTCCTACCAAGCAAAAAGATTCCACAATTAAAGCTGCCAACTCTGGCGATAGTAGTCAGCCAAGACAAGGCGATTCGCAGGACGCTTCTCACGAAGACCGCGAAGAAACTGCAGTTAATCAGGGAGCAATCACTGCAAAAGGTATTTCTAAAAATACTATTGCAATGAAAGGTTCTGTTGGTCAAGCACCAAACTTCACAACAGTAAAAGATCTAAGTCAGATTCCTCAAAATACAGGTATTCATGAAGAAGAAGTTGAAGAAGAAAACCTTGAAGTTGTGGCTGAAGAAGAGGAAGCGGAGAATCAAGAAGAAGAGTCAACAGAAACTATTGTTGAACCTATTGATCTTTCTCCAATCTTCGGTGATGATTTGTCAGAAGACTTTAGAGAAAAAGCAACATCCATTTTTGAAGCAGCAGTTATTGCTCGCGTTAACAACGAAATGGAAAAAGTATCAGAAGCATTAGAAGAAAAATATGCTGAAGAATTTACGGAATACAAAGAAGGCGTTGTAGAAAAAATTGACGCTTATCTCAACTATGTTGTTGAGAATTACTTAGAAGAAAATAAATTGGCTGTCGAGAGTGGTCTTCGTTCGGAAATCGCCGAAGACTTCATGTCAGGTCTAAAGGCTCTATTCAAAGAACACTACATTGAAGTGCCCGAAGAAAAATATGATGTAATTGGTGAATTGCAAGACAAAGTAACAGAGCTGGAAGAAGGACTTAACAGTCAGTTGGAAAACAATGTTAATTTAAATACCGAAGTAACAGATCTAAGAAAGAAACTTATTATTAAGGAAATGTCTAAAGATCTAGCAGATACTGAGGCTAACAAATTAGCAAAACTTCTAGAGGGCGTAGAGTTCGATAATGCAGATTTCTATAAAGAAAAGGTATCTGTTATTAAAGAAAATTATTTTCCCCGCGACGCTATTGTAAATAAAGAAACAGCAAAGCAAGCGCTAATAGAAGAAACCGCACCGACTGAATCCTATTCAGGCAATGATGTTGTTTCAACTTATGCACAAGCCTTATCAAGATCAATCAAAAGAGCATAACTTATAAATAACTATAAGTTCAAACAGTTACCAACAAGGAGACATTAAATGTTTTTATCAGAGAATATTCAGCAAAAGTGGTCAGCCATTCTGGATCATCCAGACCTGCCACAAATCAAGGACAACTATAAGCGTCAAGTTACAGCTGTATTGTTAGAGAATCAAGAAAAATCTTTACGTGAAGAGCGTCAAGCATTGTTCGAGACTCCAGCAAACAACATTAGCGCAACTGCCGGTATTGACAAGTATGACCCAATCTTAATCGGTTTGGTTCGTCGTGCTATGCCTAATCTAATGGCTTATGACATTTGCGGTGTTCAACCAATGACTGGCCCAACAGGTTTGATCTTCGCAATGAGATCAATCTACAAAGATGAGCGTAATGATACTACTAACAGAGTAGAAGCATTGTTCAATGAAGCCAACACTTCATTCTCTGGTTCACTACCAGGTACAGCTTCAACTCCTGCACATTCTGGTTCTAATCCAGTATTTGGTACATACACCACAGGTAATGCTATTTCCACAGCAAGCATGGAAGCAGCAACAACATTCAATGAGATGTCATTCTCAATTGATAAGACTACAGTTACTGCTAAGTCACGTGCTTTGAAGGCAGAGTACACTGTTGAATTGGCACAAGACTTGAAAGCAATTCATGGTCTTGACGCAGAAGCAGAATTGTCCAACATCTTGTCACAAGAATTCATGTTTGAAATCAATCGTGAAGTTGTTAGAACAATTTATCAAGTTGCAAAAACAGGTTCACCTGCAACAGCAACAGCAGGAACATTTGACTTAGATATCGACTCTAATGGACGTTGGTCTGTTGAGCGCTTCAAAGGTTTATTGTTCAACATTGAGCGTGATGCTAATCACATTGCACAAGATACTCGTAGAGGAAAAGGTAACTTCATCGTTTGTTCTGCAGACGTTGCAAGTGCATTAGCTATGTCTGGTGTTCTGGACTATACCCCAGCTTTGTCTACAAACTTAAATGTTGACGATACAGGTAACACATTCGCAGGCGTATTGAACGGTCGCTATCGTGTTTACATTGATCCGTATTCTGCAAACCTCGGTTCTGCTAATCAGTTCTACATGGTTGGTTATAAGGGTTCTAGCCCATATGACGCAGGTATGTTCTACTGTCCATATGTTCCTTTACAAATGGTTCGTGCTATCGATCCTAACAGCTTCCAGCCAAAGATTGGCTTCAAGACACGTTATGGTTTGATTGCTAACCCATATGTGACATCTAGCTCTTCTTTATCAGATGCGGATGGAGACAGATTTACAGCAGGTCGCAACCAATACTATCGCAAGACTAAGGTAGTGAACTTAATGTAATTAAGTAGCCGACATAGATCGGAATTTAAAAGGGGGAAGCAATTCCCCCTTTTTCTATCTTTGCACAGGCTATAAATATATTAGATAACAAGGAAGCGTATGTATACTGCAAACATCAACAATCTACAAAATAATTTTTATAATTCATTACCTAAAACGTATGATTATTTAAGACCGAACGCATTTAGATTTGGTGTTAAAGATATACCTAATGTTTCTTTTACTTGTCAATCCGCAAACATTCCAGATATACAACTTGGATATGCGGTTCAACCTACCCCGTTTGTTGATATTCCTACTATCGGTGATAAGATTAATTTCGGTGAGCTTGCAATTAGATTTTTGATATCGGAAGATATGTCAAATTATCTTGAATTGTACAGATGGATAGTTGCTATAGGTTTCCCTAAAGACTATAACCAATTCTCAACCTTTGTAAAAGATAGGCCAAGCAGATTCCCGTTTATAACAAAATTGGATGGTACTTCAGAGATTTTGGCATACTCGGATGCAACTTTAACGATTTTAGACTCGACAAACACAGCAAAAGTAAATATAATATTTAAAAATCTGTTCCCTACATCATTGTCCGCCTTGGACTTTGATATAGCATCAGGAAGCGTAGAATATTTTACGGCGATAGCATCGTTCAAATATACTATTTTCGAAGTAGAACCCTTATAATATAACTTGGAGTTATTATGAATACAAAAAAGAAAATTACACCAATGGCTTTGCCGAAGGTGCCTGCATTGCCTAAAGTGCCAACAACACTAACGCCACCAGCAAATCCAAATGAGAATAAATTAGAAGTCAAATTAGATGACTTGCGAAAAGAAAAACTCTTCATAGCAACTCCTTGCTATGGCGGAATGTTAACGGAAGCGTATTTCCGTTCAACAATTAGATTATTAACATTCTGCAATCAACATCAAATCCCAGTAG